TTCCCAGACCTTACCAAATTAAGCATAGACAGGTGGCAAATACGCGAACTACTAGCAGACCCCCCACGCATCCGAACACCAGGAACATGAATAAAAACTGTCCTTCACACGACAATTTTTCCATTTTATTATACAAATAACGTGACCCTAACCCTACGCCCAACAGTCCGTTGCGGCCTAACGGCCGCGAACCTTACTATATAACACTAACACTTTAAGTCGCATCAGCAGCAAACGACAGGTTCCAACTATTTACAAAATTTACACCACTAGCACCAGCATTCGCTGAATTAATAACTAACAAAACCATCCACCACAGTTGAGCACCTGCGGGATCCGTAGCATTCCCGGTATGCGCAATCCTATCAATCTTTTGAACCTTGAACCGATGAACAACATCCATACTCTGACCAGAATCAAGAGTAGCTTCCTTCTCAAACAGAACTTTACCGAAATCAGCAAAATCAGCAGTAGCCGACGGATCAAATTCAGGAGGTCGAACACTGTTCTGCAACCCATTATACACGTCGTAAGATGGATTCTTAGCAGCCCAAACACCGTAAACTTTCACCCGTAGTTGAGTCTCGTCCCTGTTAAGCAACATCAAACGAGCAATACCACCGCGTAGCGTAATATCTCCGTAAAACGTAGGAGCAACGATTCCAGAATCAGAAGTAAGCAAACCACCTCCAATAGTCCAGAAAGCTTGACCCAAAAGAATAAACGGCTGATTGGTACTCTGATTCGACAGAGCAGGCAACAAATATAACCTAGCAGCGCCAGGAGTCACAGACACAGCTTCTAGCGGCGCAGTAAATCCAGACCCGCAGGAGCGATAATGCGTTTTAAATAAAGTACTACGCCACAAGTGGTTACGAAACGCCCGGAGCGACGTTTTCTTGCTGCGAAACCCTATTGATATGGCCTTGCCATATTTGGAAGTAGACGCACGGGCCCGCACTTTACGTTTAGGGGCGCTCTTCTTCCTGCGCGCACCGCGTTTAGGGCGCCCGCGATAAGGATGATAGCGGCGCCCGGAGCGTAGGGTCATAGCCATTTTAGAGTAGGGGGTTCGGGGGAAAAAGGGGGGTGCTCAGCCACAAATTTTATGCGCACCGGCGGGTGCTATTTATACCATCGACGGGGGGCTCGACGGGGCTCGGCTATAAAAGGCGGGCATTGAGCCCACCGGAGGGGGGGTAATACTAAGAAACGCGCGCGTTTCACCCCCCTCCGGCTCAGTCCCATTAACAAATGGTGAACGCCCTACCATGGAGAGCCCGCACTCCTCCACCGGAGAGTTACCCACTGACGATGTTCCCGGAGGTGGTAACAACGTCGGACCTGGAGGACCTGGCAGAAGAAACAGAGAGCGAAGCAGAGGATGGTGCTTCACACTCAATAACCACACGGAGTCCGACATCCTCGCCCTTCTGGACCAGACGGCCGCTACAGACGCTAAATACATTTTTCAGGAGGAGACCGGACAGTCCGGCACCCGCCATCTTCAGGGAACCGTCTACTTTCCATCCCAGATCGCTTTTTCTACCGTCAAACAATGGAACAGCAAACTCCATTGGGAACGTACTCGTGACGTTGCCGCCAGCGTCAAGTACTGTTCGGACATTGAAAAGCGTACAGGCAGGATATTCGCGCGGGGATACACGTATGCGGACAGAGACCTACGAATCATACAACACGATCACTTATATGACTGGCAATCAGCATTGCTTGAAGAGCTCGCAGGGGAGCCGGACATGAGAACCGTCATCTGGTACTGCGACGCTACAGGGGGTTGCGGGAAAACCGCACTTTGCCGCTACCTCGTCAAGAACGTACCTCACACAATGTTTGTTTCGTCCGGCTCCTCAAAAGACATCACCTATCAGGTCATCAAATCTTCCTGGGACCCGAACATCGTCATCTTCAATCTACCAAGATCGGCAGAAGGAGCCATGTCGTACGCGGCCATCGAGAGCCTCAAGGATGGATTGTTATTTAGCGGCAAATACGAAGGAGGTGTTAAATTATTTCCACCGCCCCACGTCGTCGTTATGGCAAACTTCTTCCCAGACCTTACCAAATTAAGCATAGACAGGTGGCAAATACGCGAACTACTAGCAGACCCCCCACGCATCCGAACACCAGGAACATGAATAAAAACTGTCCTTCACACGACAATTTTTC